ACATTGTCATGGCTCTGGCTCTGGCTATGGCTATGGAATTAAAACATTCAATGGCGACAAAGTATATATCATTGATGATATTCCTACAATTATCAAGCATGTTCATGACAATGTAGCTAAAGGATATATACTGAACGATGACTTTACATTGACTGAGACATTTGTTGCAAAAGGGAATGGGAAATTCGCTCATGGAGAAACATTGCACGAGGCCTTTGCTTCACTTCAAGAAAAATTGTATGACGATTCAACCGAGGAGGAAAGACTAGAAGCTTTTAAAAAGCATTTTCCAGACTTTACTAAAAAGGTATCGGCTAAAGAATTGTTCCATTGGCATCATGTGTTGACCGGTTCGTGCAAGCAAGGAAGGTTGTCATTCTGTATCAATAAGGGTATAGACATTGATAAGGATGCTTACACCGTACATGAGTTTATAGAGTTGACTCAAGATTCTTATGGCGGTGATATAATCAGAAAATTGAAGTAATATGTAATTATCCCGTGGTCCTCCATAGATGTTGGAGGGCAGTAAGGCTACCACCGGAACGCCCACGGGAGCATGAATGATTGAAGTTAGAGTTTAGGTTTTGTCCGGTTGGTTTGAGAAAATAGACCGGACTCTTTTTTAGGAACATCAATTTAAAACAATATAAATCATGGAAAAGAGATTTACCCCTGACAACATTCAGGAACTTAAAGAGAATCAGATATTTGTTTTTGGTAGTAATATGAACGGTAACCATGCCGGTGGAGCAGCCAGATTAGCGGTTGAAAAATTCGGTGCAATCATGGGACAAGCCGAAGGAATCCAAGGGCAATCCTATGCCATTCCAACGCTGGATGAGGATATGGAGAAAGTCACAGAAGAAGACTTGATAAACTATTTGGGCAACTTAAGGCATTTTGCCAACGAGCATCCGGAAAAGGAATTCCTTCTTACCGCCATCGGAACGGGAATTGCTGGATTTGACACGAATTATATGGCATACATGGTACTCAGAGCGAATCTCCCGGGTAACGTTACCATACCAGAGGAATTCAGCAAGATTAGAGGATTCAAGGGGTTCAACTCCGATATGACTTGCAGAGGATTCAAGTATGACGAAGGAAAGGATTACGAAGAGCAGGGTGACATAAGCGTTTGCAGTAAAGGTTTCCATTTCTGTCTTTATCCCTTGGATGTATTCGGATATTATCCTCCTGCATACATTGGTATGAACAAATTTCATGAAGTTGAAGGAAGTGGAGAAATGGATGTTGATACAGATGATACCAAAATTGCTTGCTCAAAAATCCACATAGGAGCAGAGTTAAGCATTAAGAGCATTGTTGATGCGGCAATCAAGTTCACTTTTAGTAAATGTAAGTGGGTAAAGGGAAATATTGCTACCGGCTACCGAGGCGCTGCATCAGCTACCGGCGACCGAGGCGCTGCATCAGCTACCGGCTACCGAGGCGCTGCATCAGCTACCGGCTACCAAGGCGCTGCATCAGCTACCGGCTACCAAGGCGCTGCATCAGCTACCGGCTACCGAGGCGCTGCATCAGCTACCGGCAAAGAAAGTATAGCTCTTGCTGCCGGAAAGGATTGCAAGGCAAAGGGAGCATTAGGATGTTGGATTGTGCTTGCTGAACGTGGCGAATGGGACGGAAACACTTATCCTATCGTTTCAGTCAAGGCATTTAAAGTGGACGGAAAGTCTGTTAAAGCGGACACCTTCTATACATTGGTTAATGGTGAAGCTGTAGAGGCATCACAAGACTAAATAAACATATATGGGAAAGAAAAAAGTAAAAGTCAAGTACAACGCTCCCGGCTGGGAAGACAGAATCGGGACCATATACAGCATTAGCGGTGACAAGGTAACGATAGAGTTTGGAAAGCATTCCTTTATCGAGGTTTACAGAGACGAAATCATTTTTGTATGAGAAAGATAAATTGCTATACGGTATTCTTTGCCTTCTGCTTATTGTATGCAGTAGTATTGCTGGTAAGGTCGGTAGCCGTAACCAATGTGGGGCAAGTATTCCCTGCATTCATGTTCTCCCTGATGGCATCCCTTTCATGCCTTGGGATATACATAACCTACAATGAGTGATAGTAAATCTTCAGAAATGTGTTAGTATTAGTAATTCGTGCCGTCCAATCTGCGAAGACGGGCGGCTATCCGGGATATTAGCTCAGAGGCAGAGCGGTGCATGGTATTGGTATTTGTAGTTTTGTCATGGTATTATTTAAAGGTTTCATGCACAGGTCACGGCGTTCAAGTCCCGTATATCCCACGTAAAAAAACAATCAATAACAATTAATTATGGAAAGTAACCCTAACTTATGCTTATACGAACGTATCAGAAAAGTTCCGCAGGAAGCCGTAAAGACTATTGCCGCAGGAAGGTTAAAGGGAATGTCTGATATAAATCCCATGTGGCGTATAAAGAGACTTACTGAAGAATTTGGCATATGCGGTTTCGGATGGAAGTATGAAATCATAAGAATGTGGAATGAATACGGAGGCAATGGTGTAGTATCCAGTTTCGTTCATATAAACCTATTTGTAAAAATGGGCGGTGAATGGAGTGAAGCCATTCAGGGCATTGGCGGTTCTTCGTTCGTGACTAACGAGAAGAACGGGCTTTATACATCCGACGAATGTTATAAAATGGCTTTGACTGATGCCATATCTGTGGCTTGTAAGGCATTAGGTATGGGTGCGGATGTGTACTGGGAAAAAGACAGTACCAAATACAACCAGCCTAATGGACAACCAGCTCCATCAACAGACAACCGCAAAATGCTTAACAGAGACCAGTTTGCCGATGAAAAACTTATGGAATGGATTCATAAATACCTCACAAAATCTAGGGAAGAGGGGAAAAGGCTTTCGCTTGTCAACCTTATAAATGCGAATTATAAGGTTTCCCCGGAGGATTTGAGTGTCATATCAGCCAACTATGAACAATATCGAATAAACAATAATCTGCCATGAGTAAAGAGCTTTCAATCAACAAAATTCCGGCCAGCAAATCGGAACAAGAACAATTGGCGTCCTTATTTATCCAAAAGGTACTGGATGGAGAGATAAGTGCCATAGAATCTGTAATCCAAATGAAAAGTATCAGTGAGGCCATATCCATGTTTCTGAAAAGCCAAGAGGTGAGGGATGCTGTCGTTAAGGAAACAGAAAAATACGGGAAAGGCGAAATCCCCTCATATAAAGGGGCTTCCATCCAAATAAAAGAAACAGCTGTAAAATATGATTTTACAGGATGCAATGACGCTGTCTGGGAGAAGCTGGACAAGGAAAAGAAAGAAGTGGATGAAAAAATAAAGCAGCGTGAGAGTTTCCTTAAACTTGTAAACGGCAGCAAAACCGAAATAGACGAAGAAACCGGAGAAATATATACGATATTTCCACCTGCACGTTCATCCACTACATCCTACTCTATCACATTCAAAAAGAAATAGCTATGTATCGCATAAGTGTAACATCCTTGGAAGCGTTTAGGCGTTTTAGAGACAATCATTCCATATGGGATACAGAAGAGCGTCTCTTAAATGTGCTTTCCGGAAAGAAGGAACCTAATGCCTATGCCACAATCGGCTCTTGTTTTCATAAAATTGTAGAAACGGGGAAAGCAACGTATGTAGGGAACGGGATATTTGAGCAGGAAGAGGACGGAGTAGTTGTCAGATTAAACAGCAAGACAGTAGAAAATGCCATTTATTACCGGAACAAATATCCCAATGCCCAACATGAAGTACATGGAGGAAAAGATTTCCATTCCTCCTTATTTGATATACATGTCCATGGATATGCTGACGTCAAATATGATAAGATAGTCCGGGATATTAAAACCAAATATTCCACACCCCATACAGAGGATTATACCAAATCATGCCAATGGACTTTTTATCTTGAAATATTTAATTGTTCTACCTTCTATTTCGATTTGTTCCAGTTTGGAGGATATAGACGAAGCATGCTTACTGACGTGGTATATACAGAATTCATACCTTATGAACCGATTGAATGCGTGCGGACAATTGATTCAGAAGAATACAATCAGTATATAGTGGAAGACTTCTGTAATTATATCCACACGAACAATCTGTATCACTTGTTAAAAACGAAGGAAGAACTTTATACCCCTTAGTATGGAAATGATATTCGGTGGCGTAAAATATGAATTAAGAGTTGAGTTTAAATCTCTCCGGGTATATGTGTCAAAAGACGGCAATAAAACTGTCATAACAGATGACAAGGGATGCCCGATATTTGATATAAGCATGGATGTTTTAAACGGATTATCAATATATTGTGTAGTAAACCAAATAATTTAATTATGGCAAATCAAATTACAGGAAAGATTCTCTATATCTATCCTACCCAACAAATACCATCCAAAGATGGTAGTAGAACTATTCTTAAAAGAGGAATAGTAGTAGATTGTACGCGCTTCGACCCATATACGGGCGAACGTGGATTTGAAAACACTCCCATGCTGGAGTTTATCGGAGACAGATGTGCCGAACTTGACAAATTCCAGGTCGGACAAGTAGTTACCATATCATTTGATATACAAGGAACCCGATACCGCAACAAGGACAATGTGGAACAGATATTTACCCGTGTACAGCCTTACCGGATTGAACCGCGTCAGACCGGACAGCCATCTGCACCAGTTCAACAACCGACACCGCAGCCGACTTATCAGCAACCGCCGCAGAACTTTCCTCCTCCGGTTGATGTGAATGGCAATGTAAAGGATGACCTTCCCTTCTGATGAAATACGACGGTGCCAATCCCCTCCATGCCCAGCAGGCAAGGTCAAAGTTGGAGAGGCTGATAAAGGAACGGAAAGTGTTTGAACTGACCGAGAAGAAACCTCAAAGGAGTATCCAGGCAAATAAATACCTTCATGTTTGCCTGGCTTACTTCGGGTGCCAGATTGGAGAAACGATGGAGTACGTTAAGCGGAACTATTACAAGATTCTCTGCAACAAGGACACTTTCGTCCGTGAGAGGGACGACAAGTATCTTGGAAAAATAAAATACCTGCGCAGTTCGTCTGACCTTGACAGTGCGGAAATGAGCCTTACCATTGAAAGGTTTCGGAATTTTGCAAGTGCCCAAGGTATATACATTCCTTCTCCAGAAGAAGAACGTCTGATTCAGTTGATGGAGATTGAGGTCGAACACAGCAAACTTTATATTTAAAACAATGAAAATCACTCTGACAAAACAAGAAGTGCTTCTCCTGCAAAAGCTGCTTTACTCCTACAAGGAATGCCTGCCCGATGGAACGACGGAGAAGCACGGACGTTTTGTCGGGAAGCTTAGCAAGAAAATCAAAAGACAAATTATTAATCAATTAAAATTATGATGCACACTTGGTTCGAGGTATCTATAAAATACCAAAAAATAGCCGAAAACGGCATGGAAAAGAAAACAACCGAAAAATACCTTTTTGACAGTCTTTCTTTTACAGAAAGCGAAGGAAGATGCATTGAGGAAATGACACCGTTTATTAGTGGAGAATTCACGGTTTCTGATATTAAGAGGGCTAATTATTCAGAGGTGTTTTTCTCTGACGAGGAATCTGCAGATAGGTGGTTTAAATGTAAATTGGCATTTATCACCCTTGATGAAAAGAGTGGTGCTGAAAAGAAAACATTTACTCAAGTATTGGTACAAGCTGCCGACCTACGTGATGCCGTGAAGAAATTGGACGAAGGTATGAAAGGGACACTAGCTGACTATCTTATTGCATCTGTGGTGGAAACGGCTTTGATTGACGTATATCCTTATAAAGCAAAGGAGGACGGCCATGAATGATTTTATAAGTGATTGGTACCTTCCGATGGATTTCGGGAATGACGCTCCGGAAGAAATGCCGGACGGTGAAGATAATTTCAATTTCGACTGAACTTTTTGTTCAACCAGCCTGCTCGGTCTGTGAAGATATGGCAGGCGAACATGGAGAAGTGACGGAATTGGTAGACGTTAATCAAGATGTGAGGTGCAAAATTCCAG